CAAAACTGTAAGTATTGGTGCTGCAATGGTGTTTAAAAACAATGACATTGATCCTGTTATTTTAATTGATGTCTTGCCTTTATCATTAGGAGTCAATGCTAATGGGGGCAGCATGGTACCAATTATATCAAAAAACACGCCATATCCTATTTCAAGAACACGTACTTTTGTGAATGACCAAGACTATCTAGAAACAATAGACATTGATGTTTATCAAGGGAATCATCGCTTTGTTAAAAACAATATATTATTAGGCAAATTCAAATTAAGTCATCCTATGTTTGCAAGCTTTAGAAAGGGGGAAATCAAATTGAACGTGACATTTACAGTTGATGGCAATGGTCTATTACAAGTAACTGCTAGTTACCTCGATAAAACCAATATTGATGTTGCTATAGTTGATATTGCAGGGGCACGTGCCTTTGACATTGATAAACATATCGAAGAAGCGAGTTATAGTAAATGGGAAAATTAGTTGTTCAAGCTAAAGATTTAGCTTTATTTTATTTATAATGTACTATTAAAGGATGACCACAAGGAAAAGGATAACAGATCACAAATTGAGCTTATCTGATTATCTTCAAAAACACAGTCCAATCAAACCAGGTGTCATTGTCAAAGATGAAGATAAACCATTGTCAAAATATAATAAAATAATGGATAGATTGTACCTAGGAAATTTTCAATGCGCTAAAGATCGTGATTTCTTTAAATCAAAAAAAATCAAAGCTGTTTTGAATTGCACAAAAGACCGAGACCTCCCCAATACATTCGCTCATATGCGTGATATAGAATACATGAGAATTCCTGTCGATGATAGTCTTCGCGAAAAAGACTTTGAACTCATGGTTCAATATATGCCCTGCATTGTAGAGTTCATTGCAAAGCACGTCGACATCGCAAAACAAAATATTCTAGTGCATTGTTACGCAGGCCGGCAGCGGAGCTGCATAGCAGTGGCCACATACCTTGTCGCAAAGCACAAAATGACTCCACATGAAGCGTGTAGATACATTGTAGAAAGACGTCCCGAGGCATTTCACTTTGGCGAAAGCTTGAATTTCGACTCGTCTTTGACCAAATATTACAAAGACATCAATAAAAAGTCTAAATAACACCACAATTATTGCCATCCAATAAAAAAACCAAAATGAATCAAATGATTGCACCAAAGGCTATTAATTTCAAAGACTTGGTTGAAAACAGCAACACAACACTATCTTTGAGCATTCAAACAAAGATGATTGATCGACTTAATGCTGAATTTAGTCAAGAAGAACAACAATGGTACATAGCAAATTTGTATATGTATATGAATTATCATCCAACCAGCAATTATCCTATTAATCTAGAAGATGTCTACAAAATGATTGGGTTTTCTAATAAAGAAAATGCGAAAAGAAGACTCAAAAACAATTTCACTAGAGATGAAGACTATAAAATCTTGCTCGTCCGTACGGACGGGCGAGTTACGTAACTATTCCAAAGAATATATACCAAGACGTTCAAAAAAATAAACTTGAACAAAAGTCGTCTATGGAGTAACTAACATACAGCAAGCAAAGAGAAAAGTGGAAAGCAATCATTGTTGTAAACAAAAAACAAGAATGCATCGGACAGTTTGACAATGAAGAAGAAGCAGCTAAAGCGTACAACAAGCGCGCTTTAGTGTTGAATGACAGCTCAAATAATAAACGACGTTATAAAATAAACGTATTTTAGTTATTTACTTTTTAATTTCTTTTTTAATTGGTTTCATGCCTTGTTCCTCGCATGAAGTAGACAAATCATCAACGAGCAATTTCAGCAAAACATATGAGATATCAAAGATGTTTGTGATTTTGCTTTTTCGTTCATTATCTGTGATGTCTCGCCTTTCATATTCTGTTTGCAAAAACGTCAATGCGTTATAGAAATCATAATGATTTTTGATTTTAGGGTTGAGGGAAACGAGCTCTTGTATATTTTCTTTTCGTTTTGTGTTAAAGTACTCCTCTGAAGCTCCTGAATAATTTTTATATTCGGGCAATATAGCAGGCATTTGTTCACGTAAAAGAATACTTGCATAAAACTGCATAACGCTGTGCGCATCTCTTATGACATTGATGCGTGTCGTGAAATCTTGCTTACTATATTTACATGTTTGTGCTTTTTGACTACTTGAAACTCCACCCATACTTTTGTATTGATTATTATTTTACATCAATAAAAAAAATATTAATAAAAAATTAAGTGTATTTTAATATTGTTCCTTTTTCTTTTCCAACTACAATTGTAAATTTAAGATGATATACATTTTCCTTTGATTTTGTGCACAAAACATCATACTTGTCTAAAATCCCGTTTTCATAACATTCCTTTATTCCCATTCTCCATTTTGCGGATGCTGTATACTCAGAGCTGTAAAATGCATTATTGTTATGTTGTTTTTTTGCAATAGATGCAAATTCCCTTGAACTTTTCAACTTTAAATTGTAAAACAAATCATTGAATCTGAGGATATGAGGCTCGCATAATTGTTTCAAGACATTTTCTTGCTTTTCAGGGATAATAGTCAAATTAATGTTGTAAACTTCATCTTTTTCAAATTCAAAGCATATGTTTTCCTCTCCTACAAGATTGTCTTCTTCGTCATAATATTTTTGATGATTCAACATGATGTATTTTGAATCAAGTGTTTGTAATTGCCCTTGTAGTTGTTGATAACTCAAACAGTTTTCTTTTGGGAAACAGTCATACTCTGTGCACATGCTTTCAATGCATATTTTGACATCATCATTTGTATTTCCCACCTTCATTAAACTAGCAATTTTCTTTGATAATGAATTAAGCATTTCTATATACTGCATGCCATTTGTATTCTTACATACAATAGTTTCGCCCAACACAGCAATGCAACCTCCAATATTTACACCAAGTTCTATCTTGACAACATCGCCAGATTTGATCATGTTGAAGTCTGGTAATGCATCATCATACACATAATATCCAACACAATTGTTTAATGAAATAGATACAGGAAAGGCAATCCCTTTGATTTTTTCTTTTTTAAAGATTTTGGAACATTCATCCTCTATGATTTTATTTCCAAGCTTGCACAACTCATCCACGCGCATGATTTGTTCATTAGTAATAAATTCTTTTAAAGCAGTCATTGAAACTCTACAAATCCTTGCAGATTCATTGTACTTGTTCAAATCTATCATTTGCTTATTCATTGTAAAATAATAAAAGCATTAAAACGAATCATCAGGTTGTTTGTACTTGTTAATCCATTGTCTGATATCATCAATATTTAACAAGACGGATTCGTCTGTTCGTTTAACAACTTCATTCATATTAAACAAATCAGATGTTACAATATTATTCAACAACAAGTTTTCTGTATTGTCATTTACCACTTCATTAGCAATGTGCTGTAATATAAATGCATCATTTGTTACGGCAATATTTTTTAGCAAACTTGCAATCGTATCTATTTTGACAAACTTGCTTTTAAATGGATCCATTGTAATTGACAAAATGTCTTCCCTTTCCTTTGGATGCTCAGAAATATAACTTGCAACTGCCTTTTTTACATTGTAAATGTCTTGTTGAAGTTTTTCATTGCTTTTGGTATAAATTTGTTGTTCATTCAATGAAGTATCATTTAAATCAATATTGGGGTAATACTTGAAAGGAAATTTAGTCAATTCTAAATCTGAACTAAACTTTTGCAAACCTGTAACAGGTACTAAGACGCCAAATGCTGTCATAATTGCAGTAATATTATTGTCATCATCAATTGTCACTCCCAGCACCCCAATTTGATTATCAAAATAATTATTTATTTGTAAATAAACTTGCAATGTATCTTTCAAGTCCAACATTTCCAACTTTTCCAAAGAGGTAATAGTCAGTCCGTCAGTAATGCCAGTTTCTTTAATGGGGATGAGTGCCATGCTTTTTGTTTGCAAAAAGTCTACTTTGTTTGAGGAATTCACAATTTGGGAAACAATCTTGTGATTTGTGTTTTCAAGCAATTCTACAACTGTTTGAAGTGTAGGCAGTTGTGTATATTGATATGATTTTGGATAAATTGTTTCCTTTACACATGATGTATTATAATATTCTACAAAAAAGTTGACAATGTTGCTTTTGACACTCCCATTTGTTTCATAATTGAAAAGATACTGAACGTCGCTTGGACCGACTTTGACAATAATTTCGTAGGCTTTTAATTTTTGAAGCAAGATAACAAAAGGGTAATCTTTGTTGTGTGTTATATTATGGTGGCACTTTAACTTTATTTTATCATATTCTGGAATTTTGCTTGATTTAGATATGGAGTAGGGGATATCAAGAATTAAAATATTTATTTTAAGAGTTCTATGAAGCAAGTCTATTATATCTGAGGGAGGGACACTCGCAAGGTCAGCCAAGTTTTTAATATAAGATTCGATAGTGTTGTACTTTGCACTCAAGTTTCCTTTGTTCAATTGCAAGAAAAGATCAGGGTTGCTTCGTAATTGTGCTACAAGAAATGCTTTTAATTCATTCAAATTGTTCATGTTATCAACTTGTATGCGTGTAGAATTTTGCACAACCATAGTGATGGCATTCATGAATGCAGTTGAATTTTGCAATACTCCCATGCGATAAAACTTGTCATTATTAGGAGGAGTGTCGATGATTTTATGTAATAACAAGTTTAATTTTGCAGGCAAGTATCCAAGTCGTTTGTACCCAGTAATCTTGTCTTCTTGCAAAATATGTTGTTTTGTTAAATTGGACTCCTTTGATTTTTTCCCTGTGACATATTTGTTTCTAGGTTTATCAAAGCAACAAGGATTCGAGCTTAGATTGTAACCAAAGTATATGTTTGCTTTATGGTGTTGACAAGGGGCATTAATGTCAATACTATTTGTCAAGTTCATGTTTGGAGAAAATGCACATCTATTCTTAGGTTGCTCGGAAATTGTCTTTGCAAAGGAAATACTCTCGAGCCAAATATCATGTTCTTGCTCTTCTTGTTCCAACTGTTGAATTAAATTTAAATCACTTATGGGCATAAGCTTTTTATCTTTTGAGATGATGTAAAAACGCGATAATGCGTTCGTCTCATCAAATCCAGTGATGTAATCGGATACCACTTTAATTGCAAACGTTTCAAATGTCTCATTTGTAGTACTGTCTGTAATGCGCACTTTAAAGTTGGATGGTTGAATGTAGATATCAAATTCTGTTGGGTACATATTTCTCAAAAAAGGATCTCTTCCTTTTTGGTTATTTTGAAAGCAGCATGGTAGATTGTTCTCCAAGAAGCCAGGGTAAGGGTATTCTTTGGTGGGACATGTAAAAGTTTTGCCACGATATTCAAGGGTGTAACTCAATGGATTCGTGTTTTCTTCACCTACAAGTGGTTGCCTTTTCTTTTGACACTCCTTTGAGCTAATTTTTATACCGCCTTCGTTCAAAACCTTTATTTGACTTTTGCTCTTTAGTTTTCTGGTTTCTGTTGTCTGATTACTATCGTTGCTAATTTTGTATAAAATGTAAATTTGTTGAATGATTGCATGAATTTGCTGAATGTTGTTGGCACTATAAATGTTGATTAAACTTGAACCAAGCACCGATGGATTATCTCTTATATTGACAGTTAGTCCTTTTCTTTCCCCTTCGTCTTCTAACGAATTTGACGACTTTTTATAATACATGGATACAAAATCTGTTGCTAATGTGTCTTTCAACTCAAAGATGTAATTACCAATATAGGGGCTATACAAAGACTTTTGAAAATCTTGCAAATTAATATGCTCAGTAGTTGGAACGGCTACTGTGATATTATTGATTGTTATAATTGAGTCTTGAAATAAAGACAATTTTTTAGATTGTGTGAAAACTCCAGATAATGCATTGACATTTTCAACTAAAGAATTGATTCCTTGTGACATTAAATTTATAATGTCATCTATATTCAAATTGATAGTGTCATCTTCCGTAAAGGATATTTTAGACATAATCATCCCATTATCAAGTATATTCATGGTCATAAACAAATTGTCTTTTAGTCTATACTTTAACATGATACCCTTGACTTTTTTGTAAGACACAATATTGGCCTTTTTTTTCTCATTTAAAATCCAGGCACGTACTTCTTTCTCACTGATAACATTTAACAACTTGTTGTAAATCTTTATCACAGGTTCATTTGATGTATTGAAAATAATAAATGGCAAGTCGTTGGATAATTCAATAATGTTGAATACTTTTTCCAAGTTGATGAATCTTCCTTTGACTCCGGTTTCATAATCGTGTGCTTTCAAATCCACATGAACATTTAAATAAGCAATTTCCGCTGTATTAATAAAGGTGTCGTTTTTGTTTTTCGCTTCTATATAAAACATTTGTACGAGCTCGTTTTTTTGAATGTCGGCATATTTATCCTCCGACTCTAACTTGGTCCTTAATTGTAAGTATTCGCTGGCTTTTCTTTTACTTTCACTATCGATTTCTTGACCACTTGTTAAAGACCATTTATATGATATCACAAACTCGTAATCTTCTTCAGTCAAATCTAGAAAAATAGATTGTGTGTTTTGGTATTCGTTGCCTAGTTTTAATTTTGTCAAAATCTCACCGTTATCAACATAATCCCAAAAACTACTAACTTGAATAAAGTATCTGTCAGTAAGTAATTTGTTATTACTCAAAAGCGAAAGAATGTCCGTTTCGTTCAATGAAAAAAGTTGTCCATCATGAGATATATCTAATTTAGTAAAAATTGGGTGATACTTGATTCCCTTTGTTATCAAAAATATTTTCTCTTTTATTGTTCTAGTGTCCTCATCTATCATAATATGTGTATCAAACAATTCAGTGCCGTCTGCGGTTTTAACAGTAGGAGTTAACTGATACATCTTATAATGTAACAACAAATAATAATATTACATTACAAGATAATTAATGATATTGCATTACATTCACGAAATATTTCATAATAAATAGATTGCAATATACTCACAAGATTATTTGTCAAGTGTTAATGGTTTCATTTTTATACTTTCTTTGTATTTTTCGCAAAAGCTCAAGAAATGATCAGTTGAATTACGAATCTGTTCTTCATTTTTAAATCCGGTTGCAATAACATTTCCACTTTGAAATATCATAAATGTAATGTTTACGCATGTGCATTTATTATTGCATGAACAATGTCCAAAGGAAGCATTGTCCTTGCTCAATTTAAATATGACTTTAATGCCGGAATAAGATTCGGGATTGTATTTGCAAATGTAATTGTCTTTGATGAGTTGCTCGTACATTTTTTGTCGATTCAACTTGAAGTCAATATTGAAATAAACATTCATGCAATTCACGTTTACATCAATTTTGTTCAATGATAATTCATCAAACGATTGGAAGGGATTGCAACTATAGTCAATTTCAAAACAATCATCGGTGTTTGCCTTTGTGAGCTTTCCTATATCCATATAGTATTTTATTCTTCCAATTAAAACATGTGTCTTTTGTGACTGATAAAAGATCATTTCATTTTCATAGTCCAACAAAACATTATTGTTTTGTTTGTAAAATTTGTTCTTGTTTTTTAAAAGCTCAATTTGGTTATATCCAATGCTTTCTCCGTCAAAATTGAGCAAACATCGTCTGCGCCCTGTTTGATATTTACATGCAATGAACATGCCCGTTTTCACATCAATGTTGTATTCCTTTTTGTGAATAACATATGTACTTTCATTTTTCTTGTACCCAATTGTTTGCAATTTGTTTACTGAATACACTAATTTGTCCTTGTCAAGCCAAACATGATTATCGTCTTTTGTTAAAAAAACTGTATCATTTTTTTCTTTCAATGCAAGAAGCTTTTCGTAAAGTTGAACAGCTACTAAACGACCTTCGCAAATTGTTTTGCATCCGGTTAAATGCAAACTGCCATTTCCAAACAACTTGACGTTGACAAAGTTTCCATTATTGTTATAAATAATAGTGACTTGATTATAAAAAAGATTCGACTTGGCTTTTACTGAAGATTTTGATTTTGATTTCTTGAATAAAGTTGTAAAGTAATTGCCTTTTATGATGTCGAGATCGGCATATTTGTATTTTATTCCAACAATGTAATTGTCAATATTGAGATACTTTCCAATGTTGGTCAAATTTAAAATGCAGTTTGGAATGCTTACTGACAATGTAATTGTGGAAATTTGAACAACTGTCATGCTTAAGTGCCAAGCAAAATGTTTCAAAATTCAGTTTCTTTAAATGGACTTTAATAATCTATTTATGAGGTGATGATTCAACATGACCATATTCAACTGATAAATGCCTATACTTGACAAAATATGCCAAATAGCATGAAGTTTGAGGAATTCAACATGTGAACATGCAGTTTGATCAAGAAACCAAAGTATCATACTTGTTGTATAAAACATTGTTGCTAGTTTAATATGCCAAGATGTTTTTTTGCGCAAAAGAATATAACGATAAAGCAAGTTTTTCATTGGTTCAGTATGTGCTGCTTTCATTGGAAGAAGAGTTGAAAATGCATTTAAATTTAGTTGTTTTGACAAATTGTAAAGACCATAAATGATATTTATTTCATAATACTTTAAGGAAATGTGGAAAATTGTTTGTTGTAGCATTGGATGTATAAAATAAGATGTTGCTATCACAATCAAGATTTCTTTATTAATAGGAAACGTTTTTTGTTGAAAAGTGGATTGGTTAAGTAAAGAAACAAAATTTAAATATTGCATAGCTATCATTAACATTGGTAATTCATCTAAAAGTTGAAAAGGATAAAGCAACGTTCCGTGGAAAAGCATGGTACCAATACTCACAAGATGCAAAAGCAATTGAACGTTTTTAAAATGACTTGGTACGTGCCTAAGAATTTCATTGCATTTATAGTAAAAACATACACTTGAAATAGAAATAAACACGCCTGTTATGGTATTATAAAACTCCGCAATGTATGCATTAGAACTGTAGTTTAACTCGCACCAATCAACGGAAGATTTCATTTTTATTGTTTTTTAGACATCAATTTTCATTTTTATTTTGTCATTGTATATTATTAAGACCAGATGTCACATTTTTCGTTTACACGCAATTCTTCAGATGCTTGTGCTCTTGAACAAAAAAACAAAGAAAGCTCTGCGCCATTTTCTTGGACAACGGATTCAATGATTCGAGAATCTCCACAATCTTGTTTTTTAGCTACCGCTCCGTTTTCTCACAATCCTTTCAAGTCAATTCCAAAAGAATCAATTGATTTAGAAAGTGAACTAAGAGGACAAACCAGATTGCTGTCAAAATGTACAAACGACAAGTACACGCCAAATTCATCAAATGCTAAATGGAACATCAATGAATGTACTGATATTAGATTGGCGCCAGAGTATACACGAGTAGATAAATCTTGCAATCTCCCTGGTGTTTCCATCAATAGATTCCAACCACTATGCGAGGATCCACAATTAGCTACACAAATTCATAGCAATACATATGCAGGTGTGAATACACGTCTTTTGGTCAAAGATGCAACCAAGAAGTACACAAGCAAAAGTAATATGGATATCTTACTTGACACAAAAACTCCATGTGATACGTACGGAATTGGGTGCGCATTTGTTATTCCTAAAAATTAGAAAATCAGATAATTAAAACCATTTTCTAATAAAAATATACGAGAACTTTACAGCCTGAGACCAAATCTGTGATTACATAAATCTGTGATTACATGAATCTGTGATCAAATAAGTGCTTAAAGGAAAGAGACGAGTTCTTTCTTTCAATCTCAACATCTACATCTACATCAACGTCAACATTTTGCTCACGTTGGTCGCTTGTTTGAGTGTCACGTGCTGCGTTTTTCTTAGACGGTCTTTGCATGCCATAAAAAACAGTGACAACGGCGCCAAGAACAATAATAGTAGCAGACGACTTGCCAAGTCCTTTGATAAATGATTCAATAAAGAGTTCGTTCATGATGTTTTTATATATGGACTTTATTTATTCTTTTTCATTTTTTTTTTATAGTTGCGCCAAAATATGGTATTTTTTTACTATCTAATAAATAGTATGAAGCAAAATGGAACTGCAAAAAATATTTTTTTCGTCTAAAAACACGACCCATATCATCGAATTTGTTGTCACAAAACTTTTTGATGAATATGATTTACAAACACAAAACTTTATACGCAAAAATGCGAACAAATATAAACAAATTGTTGTTGAAATTCAACATTACATATGGTCTACTACCAATTTGCCTCCTCAAACACACAACAGTAGCAAAGAATTTCTTGGTCAATTAAACCAACTATCAATACAACAATTGGAACATTTCATAAAAAAAGACATCACAAAGTACTTTGCCGGTACACAACCACGCGAACTCCAGGTTCAAGCTACACAGCCTCAAGCTACACAGCCTCAGGCTACACAACCACAGCAACTTGAAACGAACACACAACAACAGCCTCAGGATGACACAAAAGTACACATTGAACACTTGTTTTCTGTAAATGCAACCAACCTTGTTGAAGGACGATACAAATTTCAAATTCCACTATTAAGTGGGAAAATCATAAAAAGCATATATTTTGAATCTATTGAAATAGAATGCAATTTGTACAACATTAATCACACAAATAACAAGTTTGAAATTATTGAATCAGACTCTCGCAAGTTTCAAGTCAACATTCCATTTGGGTATTATGACATATACCAATTGATGGAATGTATTACAGAAATTTGCAACAAACATTCTCCTAACAATGCGACATACAAGGTTTATCTGCATCCATTAAAACACAAAACGTACTTTACATGTGCATCTCCCTTTAAAATAGTTTTCCCACACAGTTCAACTGCATTCCCCATTAGCGATATGTTGGGGTTTTCAGAAAAAGAGTATACTTGTGAAAGTACTTGTGTATCTGAACATCATCCAAACACAAGAATCTTTGATACATTGTTCCTAAAGTTGTTTGTGAATGAAAAAGAAATACCACAAGTTTACTCTGGTGAAAATGATTCATATTTCAAAATGCTCCAAATTCCTTACAGTGACCATTATGGCGCAAAACATTTTTGGATGGACAAAGAGCCATTTCCGTCAGTATTTGATTTTGAAGAAACAATAAAATTCGAGAATATTGGCATTGAAATATGTAATCCCATCTCTTATAAACTTGATCAAATTGTTACTTTTAACTTTGTTTGCGTGATAGAATATGAATAAACAATTGTAGTTGTGTTTGTTATTCAACGTATTCAACAATTGTAGTCAACAATTGTTAAATAAATAATGTTTTGTCTATTTTAATGAACGCAATTTGCTGTGTATGCTTTTCCAACAATGACACTTCAAGTCAACCCATATCATTATTAGATATTGACTTGAACCTGTTTCCAAACAGGACATTGCCGGATGATTTAGTTGTCAAAAGTTGTTGTTCAAAACATTTTATTTGCGTGGGTTGCTTGAGAAAAATCACCCACAATTACGAAAATCATCCCATAAATAGCACCAATTCTCATATTTATTGCCCTTATCCATTTGAAGATTGTTCAACAAACATTGGGTTTAGAAACGTATTTGAACACTCGTCCATTGAAAAAATATGCAACACAAGCGAAGAATGGTCAGATTATGTAAAGCATTCTGGGCAATTTGCTTTTCCTGGGCAAAGTATATTGAATTGTTATAATACAAATTGTAACTCTATTATTTTGGTCGATAATTCTGAAATTGAAAGTAAAAATAAAGGAGAATTGGTTATAGAATGTTCCCAAAACGAGTTGTGCCTTAAACGATTTTGCTATCATTGCAAGCAAGAATTATCATTTTTTATAGAGAAATGCAATGATTGTATTATCTCTTACGAAAACGAATCTCCGAGTTCTTACAACTACTACTTTAATAAATCAAGTGAAAAGTCAAATAGCTATTTTGAAGATGACTATCTTTACTTGAACAAAGATATCACTATAGATATTGCAATATCTCAAATAGAAAATGTCATACTTGATGCCAATCATCACATGATATGTTGTATATGCAAAATTAGCTTATACAAGACAGAAAAATGCAATGGAATGTCTCATCATAGTCTAGAAAGATGTTATGCATGCGGAAGAATAGGGTTTAAAATACGTGGCTTACATGAACACTGGAATACAACAGGTGTTAATGGGTGTTTTAGGTTTGATACGGACGTGTTTGTAAAAGATAATATACCATCCTTTATGTGCACTGAAGATTTGTGCACAAACCATGACAAAGGTGATTGTATTACCCCACAGCACCAACATGGAATACAACAACTAGAAAAGTTGAGAAAAAAGGCGTATGTTTATCACATGCTCAAATCACTTATGCCACCTTTTTGTTTGCAAGTATTTGATGTTTTGATGGAAAAGTATGCAAATGTCCCGACCTTTATGGAATATATACCTTTTAAACAAAGTTTGGTCTTGGTGCATCATTTTAAACATAGATACAAAGATTATCTTGAAGACATTGTGTATGAACAACTCAATTGCAAAATGCCGATTAATATGTTTTGCAAAAATGATTTTATAAAGGCTGAAGATTACGTTGTCTTGCACAAGAGACATTTATTGATTGAGTTTTCCGACAATGGTTATGACATGGAATTCGAAGTTGAAAATCGTTTACTTACCACTCCTTTATTGCCAAGAATAGAAGTCGGCGAAGAAATGGATGTTGAACAATTTGTTGACAGATTAATGCTACAGTTCTACGATGAAATTGAATAGCTAATTTTTTAAGACAACTTTAATTTTATCTTCTATTTTGAATTTTTTGTTTTGAATGATGCTATCAGTTAGCTCTTCCGCTTGTTTGGAATTGTGTAATTTTTCTGTCAACGTCTCAATAATGGTTTCTTTTTTGAATGTTTGAGCTACTTTTTTACCGTACAATATGACTTCTCCCATTGTTGTTGTTAGATTGGTCATGTGGTTAGATTCCATGTACGCTTTGATGCTTCTTTCTAAACTACTAATTTTTTGTTTTAGCTCTTTGGATCTAGTTTTCATTTGCGATACTTCACCTTGAAGAAGAAAGTATTCATGCAAAGACTTTTCAATATCCGGTGTCATTTTTTACTATTCTTGTATAAGAATATATTTATTTATTTGATACGAATTGCTTTCTAAATTGACAAATGTGCTCAACTGTGTGAAGTGGAAGTTTTACTTTACATATAATACATTGTATGTATTTTATAGGGGTAGAAATTGGTTGTGCCATGTACTTTATAGGGGAAGCAATTGGCTGTGTCATGTATTATAATAAACAAATGAAAAAATATGCATTTAAAATAATTATTAATATTACAGAATAAATTACAAAGGTATGTCATTTGCAGAAAAATACAAACCTACAACTCAAAAAGCTCTTTTTCACAAAGATGTTGTATCTGCAGTGAGAAAATGGATAACTTATCTTGAAGCACGTGCACAAGAAAAGATGCCATGCCAACATACTTTACTAATACATGGTCCCACAGGGAGTTCAAAATCGACAATGGTTCAAATACTATTCAAAGGCTTCAACATAATTCAAATTGATTCCAATGACATTCGAAACAATGATAAAATGATGGAAATTGTTTCCGGAATCGTTGGTATTTCTGACAAAACTTTAGCAAACATTGGGAATTGCAGACAAAAAGACAAATACAATGTGGTCGTTGTGGACAACATTGAGCTGTGTGAAAAATCAATTGTTAGTTTTGTTGACACTGTTCACGCTCATGCCAACATTAATGTGCCAATTATTATGATTTCAAATGACAAAAAATATGTAGACTTTTTTCATAAAAGCAAGACTTTTACAAGCATTGAAGTTAAAAAACCAAGTTTGCTCGAATTAATCAAGTTGGTAACAGAAATTGATACACAAGAAAACTTGATGATGTCAAAAGAAAATATGAAAAAAATGATTGAGCACTCGGTATTTGATTGCAGACAGTTATTATTCTTGTTAGAACAATGGAAAATATCAAAAGACACTGACATTCAAAAACCTTGCGATTTTGAAACATTTTTATCATCGGTTCAAATGAAACATGTAGATTTAGATTTACATGACAAAATAAGATATATTACAAATACCCCATATGACACGCCTTCCTTTTTATGCATTTGCATGTCTGAACCGTCTTTGATATCTAATAGTTTGTATCAAAACTACTTGAACTTGGTTCATTGTGATCAAATTGATCTTGTTGCAAACATTGCAAATTCTTTTAGTGATTCACAAATTATACAAAGCAAAATTTATGATCAACAGTTTTGGCAATTATACGACCCTTATACAGTTTTAAGTTGTTTAGAACCCAGCTTTTATATACAAAAATCAAAAACGAGTGTCAATGTTCCCTTATCAACATACAGAGACATTTCATTAAACTTTGCAAATTCTTTTGAAGAAGTTAAAAAAGCTTCTGCAAAACCACTTCATCAACAACAATCCTACATTGGCGATTGGAACAACTCTTTGTTATTTAGTGTGGCAAGTATAATTTTGAAAAAATGCAAAGATTTGGACGAGTTGTTTGTGACACTTAAAAAAGGCAAAAACACTTCGAAAAAAGAAAAATTTTCACTCTACGAACAAACTTTATTGCATGATAGTCATAAAGGCACCATGTCTTATATAGTTGATATTGTATACCAATACAAGTTATTTGAAATCAATCATGAACATATAAGCTTCAATATCAACAGCTATGAATCATACGAGTATAAACAAAACAATATTGACAAAATCGATTTAAGAATCCTTAAACGGTTTTTAAATATTTTTTCTCTTGCTTCTACAGCAAAAGCTATAAGTTCCAACATGGAAGTGTGTCTAAAAATGGCACTTCTTGAACAATACATCACAAACGTTTGCACGCACAATAACGAACTTAAAACCCAGACAACAATGTGTCAGATGGACCATTTGACAATTGATTTAGACGATTTATGGAAGTTGAAATAATTATTAGTAATTCAAGTCGATATCAATATTGTTGAGACATGTTTTAGCACAATCTTGTTCGGCTGCTGTTACTTTACGACCAAATCCTAATCCAAGGACATAATTGCCAGCTTCTTGAAGTTCTAAAAGATGAGTAAAGATTTTTTGATTATTTTGTTTATACTCTGCTATAACATTTTGAGTATAATACTTGATTTTCTTTTGAATGTGGTCATCAAACTCTTTAAGTTGTTCAAGAGAAATCGTAAGCATACGCGTAAAAACCTTTCTATATAAAGGACCTTCTTCGTTTAATGAAATGTATACTGGAGTTTTCCATTTTTGACGACTCTGGAAATAGCGTTGAAGAGAGTCTTTATGATTGTCGTTCACAGAAATGATTTGAGCAAAGTCAATAATATTTTCAATGACAAGTCTTACAAATCGTTCGGCATATTTATATCCATCATCTTGAAAATGAACAATAATCGCACCAATAAATGCTTCAAATGCATCTTCATAATAACTTGGGCAATTTCTTCCCCTATCAATGTCCAGTATTGTTTGATTTTCAACTTGGAGTGACAACAGCAAGTATTTTTTGAAGCCCAATGTCACTCCAATTTTATGCAACATTGAGCATTTCTCTATTTTAATTTTTAATTTTGTTAAGAACCCTTCTCTTTCATCATCAAATCTTTCAAAAAGATATCGTCCAGCAATTGCCTTTAAAATATGATCTCCTAAATATTCTAAACGTTCATTTGATTCACTTGGAATCAATGTTACATACGTATTGCTTGTTTGAATCAACTTGTTCATTATTGAGTTTTGAACAGATTGATAATAGCTTTCATGAATAAATGCGCGTTGAAATGGTTCTAAATTATTAATGCATAGCCGTTCACCATTGTCACCAATGCTGCCAAAATAATTTAAAATATTTTCAACTTGTTCTTTTGTAATCAATTTGTTGTTTGGATTATCCATTTGAATCTCTTAAATTTTGTTTGGTGTTGTTGATTTGTTATTATCATAGCAAGTTGATTTTAAATTCAATTTATTACTCTGTGGCAAGTACTAAAGCAGATCCATCTTCCTTTTGTGTAAATGTATAAATATTCTTAGCCACTGTTACGGGCATTGACAAAACTACTGCATTTGAAGAAGTAATTAATTCTAAAATAGTGCCAATCATACGTTCTTGACCACCATTTATTCTATTTTTGATGACAACTTTGCTTATAGTTTTGTCACTACCAAGATCAAGTTGCATATAAGCATCTTTAGATGCCTCTGTATGTGGCAAACCAGAGTATCCAGGGTCTTGTTGTGTTGTTGTCATCGTGAGATTATTGGGCATTTTATCATCAATGAGATATTTTGGACTCCATATGTTGTTGTACCACCAATCATCTCCATATTGTGGAGATGACGTCGCTTTTATTGTACTACTCGCAATTTTGACACCGTCCCCGCCATATACTTCTATTTCGGCAAGATTGAGAGGGCTT